CATACGGTTTACTACACCTAACGCACTGTATGCAGCCATCAATCCGTATTCGTTCAACTCATTGCCATGGGATGGAGTACCAGAAGCACTTTGTTTAAAATCAGGATAACCGAAATTTGTAATTAAATCACGTTGGCTTGTAACTGCAACTAGTTTGCCTGCAAACTCTTTTGTAGTGTATGGTGCAACTAAACCATTAAAAATTTTATCCTGTGCTGTTGCCAACAACACAAATGGTACTGTTCCAACGGCAGTCGATACATATTGCGACTCGTCGGATACGGTAATCTCTAGACCTGGGGATACTAACATAGTAGGATACTCCTTAATAACATGTTAAAGATATTTATCGATCCAAGTGAAAAAACCGCGTCTTGACGGGTGCTTTACTAAATACCTTTATCGGAGAATAAAAATGTCAAATGAAATTTGCTATATCTATAAAACTGTTAACCTAAAAACTGGCAAAAAATACATTGGAAGTCACGTTGGTCAACTTGACGACGAATATATTGGTAGTGGAAGAGAGCTAATTAAAGATCTAAAAAAACTCGGTGTAGAAAATTTTAAAAAAGAAATTATTGAGATTGTACCTACTAAAAATAAGTTAGCTGAAGTTGAGACAAAATGGCTGTTGAGCGTTGACGCAAAAAATAATCCAGATTATTATAACAAAACAAATACTGGTGGCACTAGTCGATACCGTGCACCAACACAGCAAGAAAGAAAAATTTGCCCTTGCTGCAAAAGATCTCCAGTGGGCATAAATTATCATCGGCTCGGAATTATATACTACCGTAATAAATGTAGTCAATGTTATAAGAAAAAGAAAAAGCCAGCCCCTGCTGGTTGGATCAGGGCTGGCTATAAGAAAAAAGACAAGTGTGAAAAATGTAATTTTAAATTTAAGTTTTTTGAGCAATCATCTGTGTTTCATGTTGACGGTGATAGTGAGAACAACGATTGGTTAAATTTAAAAACTGTGTGTGCAAATTGTGCAATAGAGGTAGTCAAATCTAAGTCACAATGGGTTGCGTCACCCACTACGCTATCTCCAGATTTTTAAGAATTTTAGTATCTACTAGATTATACAAATCATCTTTAGTACCATCATTATTCAACTCTACATCAAAGTTGCACCCAACCCAATCCCACTCTGATCTATGAACTCCCAATGAACTCATTGTTTGCACTGCATTAGCATCATACTGTGCTTGCTGTGCAATGTCCCACCAAACTGGGTTGCTCCCACGGGTTACGCAAACAGTTATTGCCCCAGCATTAGACAACATATCCAACTCGTTAACAAACCGAACATCACTTATGACAATGTCAGATTGCCGCATCTGCTCTAGTTTTCGCTCAAGGCTTGCAATCCAAATATCATCATGAAATCCTGCTCTGCATACATCAGTTCCCCAATATTGTAAAACCCAACGCGGTGTTAGATGTGGCATGTTTAATTTTTTTGCCCACCAATGGTCAACTTTTTCTCGTTCTGCTCTTGCTTCTGCAGTTTTACCCTCTAGCATATCACGATCCCAACTAAACACTGCTGCAACAGCATCTTTAAGAGTACCAGCAAATGATTCTCGTCTAAATCCATGCATTGTCACTAGGTAATCTGACACAGTGTCTTTACCGCTACCAATAAGACCACTTATTGAAACTATTGTCATAATTTTTTCTCGCTTTTGTATTTTAATAAAAATAAAGTAATGTCGTGTGTCGAACCACGTATTTGATATTTTAGTGTACTTGAATATCCATTATCTTCATACCATTTTTCTTCCCACGCTAGTACATTGTCTATTGCCCCACCAGCAATGATTTTTGATGCATACTCAATTAACACAAAACTGTCAGTGAAAGATTTACTAGCCCACTCAGACATCTCTGCTATAACATTTTCGTAATATGTTTCTGCAGATCCTGACACATCATCGCTAAGTTCAAAAGAAACGTGAACATCAAAATTGCTTGTCGTATGTTGATTCACGCTTGTAATATGCATATTGCATATTGTAGCACACGCTACGATAAAAACCAAATAATTTTGGTTACCCAACTACCCAAGTTAACGGTGTGCTGCTGTCAACGTATTTGCCTAAATCTTCCATAAGAGCAACCATTTCCTCTTTTGCCTCAGCCTTTAGTGCAGCGCCGTTTAACGAAGTGCCGCCTTGTGGCCCAGCAATAGTAGCAAATTTTTCTCTTGCTTCACCCAAACTGTGCTTTGCAACACTATACGCATAGTCTTGAATCCACGGAAATGCGCGACTATCGTTTAAAATTACTTGATCTGGCTTGTAATTATACACTTGCAGCAATACAGTTTCACGCTCGCTTGGCATGCGGCGATTAACTACCAATTTTTTTGTCGCTGGGTTAAATGTAAACGTAATGTACCCACCAAACATTTTCATAGTTAACTTTTGATAGTCAACAAACAATTCGTACCCAACTAGCCCGCCCACACGACCTGCAACTAACATGTAGGTGTTTAGGAACCCAGAACTAAATGGCTCAAATTGTGTTGCACTTGTTAACCCACCCAACCCACGACGATGAATTGCTTTAACGAACATTATCTCACGTGGTAGAATGTATTCCTGTGTGTCTGCAACTAAGTCCAGGAAGCAATATGATTCTTCTTCTGCCCGTTCAGCACGTTGCCGATAACGGAGCAGTGCTTGCTTAATTGCCATGTCATAGTGTTCTTTGTCTAGTTCAACGTCAACCATTTGATCGCCAAGACGTAACCGTATGTAATCAATTACATCTTTCTTTTGATCGCTGAGAGTTGGTAATTCTGGATAATCTGGTACTGTTGGCATAGTGGTCTCGTAGTATCTATTATTTATACTAGAGACCACCCAAATGCTAACCTACCTTAAGCAGCAACTGATGCTCATTAATTCGGCCTGACGCTCTAACTTCTACTGCCCTAATATCCTTCATAAATGTGCGCAATGCCACTTTACCAGCTTTCATTAGCTCTTTGAGCTGCTCATCTGGCTTCCGCAGTGTTTTACACACACTTGCACTAGTATCAAATCCAATTATTGTCGTGCCTTTAACTGTCAATTCCATTGCATACTGATCAGCAACGTAGTGAATTAGTTTGCGAGTCTTAGTATCAAAACACCACAGTTCCTTAGCACCAACAATGTTTACTGGGTTAATACTAACAAGTTTAAGCGACTTGTCTTCCTTCATGTATTTGACTTTGGCTACCAACTTGTCTTTAGCAACTGGTTTTTTAACTTTTGCCTTCTTAACTGCCTTCTTAACGGCTGTATAACTTTCCAAATCAGCCATTAGCTTAACATAAAAGTCACCAATTCGTTTCAAGTCTGCTTTCTTAAGGAAGGAGTATCCCTCGTTAAGTTGCTTGTCAGTGCCTGCGACAAACTCAGTAATTTCGTCAATTTGCTTTTGAAAAACTGCGCGAATTTTACCAATTTGCGATTGTGCTACGCCACGAGATGTTAGAAAATCGTAAATTTTAAACTCAATTGGCAAATTATGGAATACGTTATCAACTTGACCTTCCAGCTCACCAATTACCTCTGCCGTTTTCTCTGCAAGACGCTCTTGAATAGTAGGAGCATGCACTACCGGGCCCTTAGTTGTTTTGAGTGCAGCGGCGATTCTAGCACGTTCAGCACGTTGTTCTTCAACAATAGGAGCAACAATTTTTTCAAGCTCTGCCATTAAGCTAGCCTTATGCTTTTCTCGCATTGGCATTCCCATTGTCGTAGCCTTAACTAGGCTGCACAATGTCATTGGTGTTTGCTCCGGAGTAGTCAGTGCATACGCATCATGCTGCTCTTTAGTCCATTTAGTGTTTTCTTTCAACCAAGCCACTACATACTTTTTCAAATCTTTTTGTGTATTGTTGTAGTTGTAAAAGTTAAGACTTTTACGAAGATAGTGATCAAATTCTGCATCTTCAAAACACACTGCTCTATCAGCATCCCACACGGGCTCCCCAAGGGCGCCGTGGCGGCTCATAGTTGGTTCTTTTTTAGTTTTAGCTTTAATCTTGATTCCGGCAACGGTTACCATACTACATCCTTTGTTACAATATATGAATTATAACATATCACATCAATAAAAGCAATGTAATCCACTGCTGTAAATTCTCAAGTTCGTTGTTTATCAGCAACACTTGCTCTGCTACATTGTGCCTGTTTCTGCCGTGTAGCCTACGATCCTCAACTTCTAATTGTGATAACTTCGTATTCATTTCTCTAATGTTTTTGAGCAGTTTAGCCGCCTCCATTAGATTACTAGGATTCCTAATTTTCACTAATGTTCGCAGTATTTCGTACTCTACATCATTAAAATCTAACGAAGTCTTTATTTCCATTTAATGATTATACTACATTTCTTAAAAATAGAGGTAAACTTCTTTAAAATCTTTGCATAAATACAACATAAATGGGGTTGACTATGCCAAGGATATCGATGTGGAAGGAAAACAAGGGCTCTGATTTTAAATTCATTGACCGTGTAATCGCAGAAATGTATGTTGCGGGCGGCACTGGCGTGGGTATCCACAAATATTTAGGTCCAATGGATCAAGGCCCAACAGGTGACGCAACTAAACCAACTTACGCTACTGACAGCCCATTTAACATCCAAGATATTTTGTTCCTTGAGAATAGAGACCGAAAATATGACACTGACGTGTATTTGATGCGTGGTATCTACCAGCGCAGTGATAATGATTTTGACCTAACGCAATTTGGTATTTTTTTGCAATCTGGCACTATTATAATGACCTTTCATCACAATGAGATGAAGGAAATATTAGGCCGCCGCATAATGAACGGCGATGTTATAGAGCTATTTCACCTTAAAGACAGCGATGTGTTTGACACTGCTACTGCACTTAAACGATTTTATGTTGCAGAAGACTGTTCGTGGGCAACCGAAGGGTTTAGTCCAACTTGGTATCCACATTTATGGCGCGTTAAGTTAAATCCGCTAGTAGACAGCCAAGAATACAAAGATATTCTAAATCAAATTTCAACTGGCACTGATACGTCTGGGCCAATGGGCACACCTGGTGACACTGGAACGTTAGCAGATGTAATAAGCACTTACGACAAATACATAGCGATAAACGAGGCAGTATTAATTCAAGCTGACGCCGATGTTGGTAAGAGCGGGTACGATGTTAGTAAATTGTACTCATTTGGAACTGATGAGAACGGCGATACCCAACGAGTTAATTATACAGCAGACAACATGACAAGAATTGCGTCAAGTTTGCTAACTGCTGACCAAGGAACATACTCACCAGCTGAACAACAAAATCCAGTTGGGTATTTAAGCGGCGATGGGCTTGCCCCAAATGGGCTAAATGTAATAGCAGGGGTAAGTTTCCCTACAAGTCCGTACATGGGCGATTATTGTTTGCGTTTAGATTACTTACCAAACAGGTTGTTTAGATTTAACGGTAGTAGATGGGTTAAAATAGAAGATGACGTTCGGTCAAATCTAACACCTGGCGATCCAGATAACAAAACATTACGAAACAGTTTTGCAAACAATACAAAACAATATGTTCTTCAGAACGGCGATACTATTAACGAGCGGCAATCGTTGTCACATGCGTTAAGACCAAAAGCAGATTATTAAAAGGTAATACAAGTGAACCAATTTTTTTACGACGGGCAAATTCGGCGATTTATCATCCAATTTATACGCATTTTTAGCCACTTTCAGGTAGAATTTGGCAAAGATCGCAATGGTTTTACCACGTTGCAGCAAGTACCAGTGTTTTATGGTGACTCGTCACGTCAAGTAGCCACAATATTGAGCGGAAATTCAGAAAACGCTCTACCAAGTGTCCCATGCATTGCTGTATATATTGCAGGGTTTGATTATGATAGACCGCGTGTCCAAGAACCATACCACGTTAGCAAATTACATTTGCGTGAACGGTCTTACGACGATGTAACTGACACTTGGGGCCACGATCAAGGTGATGCGTTTACAGTTGAACGTCCAATGCCGGTGCCATACAAGCTTACCCTTAAGGCAGACATGTGGACAAGTAACACAGAACAAAAATTACAGTTAATTGAGCAAATAACTCCGTTGTTTAACCCTGCATTTGAAATTCAAAGTACTGATAACTACGTTGATTGGACTAGTCTAAGTGCAGTTTACTTAACTAACACTGTTTGGTCGTCAAGGCAAATACCGTCTGGATCTAGCAATCAAATTGACATAGCAACTATGACATTTGAATTGCCTATATGGTTAAGCTTGCCAGTTAAAGTTAAGAAAATGGGCGTTATTCAACGTATTATATCTAGTATGCTTGATGCCAACGGAGATTTATCTGGAGATTTGGCAAACTCATCACTGATGGCGCGGCAGGTATTGTCACCACTCAATTTTAGTTTAGTATATTTTGGGAACACGTTAAGATTAGTACAAGAGGGCGGCAATATAATAGAGACAAACGATGGTACTACGATCACAGGTGTTGAGTATCCATGGCAAGAACTAATTGACAATTACGGGGGTTCATTAGTAAACGGACTAACTGAAGTTAGACTAGAGCAATCAAACGGAAGCGTTGTCGTTGGGACAGTATCTTTCCATCCAACTGACCCAAACACACTACTGTTTACTCCTTATGTTGACACTATACCAGCAAACACGCTGCCTCCAATAAATGCAATTATTGATCCGTTTACAATGCCAGTTGATTCCACATATCTCAACGTACCAGCTGGCACAAGATATTTAATTTTGCATGATATTGGCTCAATGAGCAACGTTGATCCAGCGATTGCGTGGAAAGGTGTAGACAACAGCAATTTAATTGCTAAAATGTATGATATCATTGAATATACTGGCGCTCATTGGATAGTATCTTTTAACGCTGCTGGGCAACCAGACGTTAAATACGTTACTAACATGAAATCAGGACTACAATTTAAATGGGACCCAGAAGCTAAACTATGGACAAAATCGATAGAGGGGAAATACACCCCAGGGTCATGGACAATCGTTCTGCAAGCATAAAGCAAAATGTTGGTGCACTAATCTTTAGTAAAAAAACTAAGAGGTTTTTATTTCTGTTGCGCAACGGAAGTCGATTTTCTGGCTCATGGGGGTTAGTTGGCGGTAAGTTAAACAAAGGCGAGTTAATTACCGAAGGACTATATAGAGAAATCACTGAAGAAATTAGCTTTGATTTCTCAAATCACAAAACAATCCCGATTGAAACATTTACTAGTGATAATTTAAAATTTGTTTATTACACGTTTTTAATTACCGTTGAAGATGAGTTTGTTCCTGTGTTAAACGAAGAACACCGTGGGTTTTGCTGGGTGAATTTATCTGATCACCCTAAACCGTTACATCCAGGTGTGTGGAGAACGTTTAAGTTCAAAGTGATCATTGACAAAATTAAGACTTTAGAACAGATTTTGTAGATTAATTATTTTAAAAATTATTACTGAAATTGATATTTAATTATTACT